GTGTTAGACGAATACATCCAAGTAGAGTCGTAGTAATATGGTTTTCTGACAACTGTGTCAATCGTTTCTATTGCTCCAGGAACGATGCTTTTATATAGTTTATTCCGTCCTTCAGCATCTGTAATAATTTTAATTTGATGTTCGTAACCGTCTACGGACCAAGATGAACATAAAGCTTGGAATTGCGTATCAGATTCTAATGTTGTGCAGCCAGATATTATTAAGTCAAAATTTACCATTTTATGCTAATAACGATTTTTAATTTAAACGTGTCATACGTTGCCGTACAGGCATTTTTGGGTCTCACTGGTATAGTTACATAGGGTGCCTACTAAAAACGCGTCAGCGTTAACGTATGGTGCCTTTAAACGCAAAATTTTAATGGGTTTGAGACTATATTGTTGCATTTTGGTTTTGTATTATTAATTTTTCTACACGGGAAGTAATATCATACTCCGGAACATTCACTGTAACTACTGTTTTAAACTTATTTTTACTATCTATGATATGCTGGTATGATGCTACCTTAAATTCATCATCTATTCCCAACGGTTCAATGGAACCAGATATCATATGATATAAATCAATGTTTTCATCACCCCTGAATATTATTTTACCACTAAATGAAAGTGATGTGTTATTTAAAATACCATTAGCAACTGCAATTGCGGTATTTAAGTCTTTAATATTATTATTTACTATAAGTTTTGGGATTCTCTCTGATTCTCTACTTATGTTACCAGATGCTTCATAAATGATTTTGTCACCAAAACCAATATCATATGCAATGTGATATATAGAAGAATCTTTAGATAACGGAGGATTCCAAGCGGTACTAGTTGTAATTTTTCCACCTGCCCAAATGTCATAAGTTGAATAATGAGTATGTCTCTTTGAATTAATTGTCATAGCTAAATAATCATAATTTTTTACTGGAATAGGTTCCTCAAAAATTATCCATTCCGTCCACCCCAAACTTTCAGTTCCTGACGGTGTATATTCAACGCTTGCCAATTCATCACCAATTGCATACGCATGTGATCTATCAAAACCAAGAACAAAAGCAGCTATTTCATTTATTTTAGCTTGTACAGTGGAACTACCTAAATAATTAAGTGTCAATCGTAATGAAGAGGTTTGAATTGGTATTGATATCAAATGTGATTCTAGGTTTATTGAATAACCACTCTGAAGAGTTGAAAATGTAGTTGATCCACTATTCCAATATTCTATTTTCCAATAATAATTATCACCTCCAATACCACCTTCCCAAAAAATTCTTCTAATATTTTGTGTTTCATCCCAATTTAGCTGTATTGCTGCTTCGTTATCAATTGAATCTAATGTTCTATATGAATAGGTTGTTATATCTTCGTCATTGATATTCTGCGTATCTATCCAACTGGAGAGATTATACACTGTAGCGGAGGAAGCTACATTCTTCAATATTTCATTTACAGTTATTAATGTTGAAGAAGAGCCACCAACTAAATATAATCTAACTCTGTCTATATATGGATAATTTTTATTAACTGCGAAACATTCTCCGACTACATCTCCATTAAATGTGTATTCATGTGCACTCTGTAATTGATGTTTATTCACATATCCAATATCTCCTACTACACGTACGTATGTGATATTATTATTGATATCTTTCCCTAGATTATTTGGATGGGGATAAGAGGTTGAGGAATAAGTAAAAGTTTTAGAAATTCCAGATGGCTGAAAGTATTTAATAATGGTGTTATCAATATCCCAATGAAATCCATCCATGACTATTAAATCATCCAAGCAGTCACCAACAGTTCTTCCGTTTGGATAAAATGCATCAATATATATTCCTGTGTCAGAAATGCTGGAAGACGGTTGAAATGAGAATGTATAGCCAAATGAAGTTGGGATATAATCATTTATTAGTGATGAAGCAATGTCATTGGTATTACCACTATACACTGCGCCATAATCCGTGAAATATCTATATAAGTCTTTCTTTCTACCTATTGCAACACAATTGTATAATTTTCTTCCTCTCCAATCTACAGTGAAGTTTTCTAGATATCCATAAAAAACATTTTTACCATTAATACTAAGATACACATCGTCACCGAATTCTACATTATTCTCAAATGTGCCATCTTTATCAGGAAAGGAAAATTGAACATAAGGTTTTTTATCTACTGATGAAGTTAGTTTAACCTTGGTTAAATCATCTTCAGCGAGTTGCACTGAACTACTAAGCCCAGATATCGAGATATTATAAGTTACCATTAGACAGCATTAGCTCTACGTTTGAGTTCTAACATAAATTCATCAAAATTAGCTATGCCTTCTATATTAACGTCTCCATAAATATTAATCTTCTCCTCTGTACCTTCACCAGACATAGGTGGTGGTCCAACTTTATCCCAGAATCTATCTAATGGAAGTACAGCTTCTGGGTGATAAGTTTCAGCTATATTAGCTAAAGTTGGTCTAGTAACAATCCCACCACTTTGCAAACCAATAGACTTTAATGCCGATCCTATAACATCAGATATGTAATCTATTAGTGGAACTTTCCGTTTGCCATTTTCTTCTTCCAATCCACCCGGTAAAACGTAACCTCCGCTTATGTGTCGAGTTGCGGATGGTTTGTATTTTGCAGCTTTCTTCTCCTCTGATTCCTGTGCTTGTTCTAAATTAGTTTCTATAGTTAATTCAATTTTCTTTTTAAACTCTGGGAAGTTGTTCAAGGCTTCTTTAGTAGCATTTATAGCTTCTGTGAGAGTATTAAATCCTTTTATTTCAGCTGCTAAACGAGCATCATATTTGGATAGATATTTTATAAATTCATCCTGTTCTGAATTAAGGCCAAATAATTCATCAGAATAATCACCAGCTGTATTTATTAGAGATTCATAAAATGTAGCGACTTCATCAGGATATTTCGATAACACATCATTTAACATTTCTGTAGCTGAAACCCCTGATGTTGTTATCTTGAAGAATTGAGATAACCCAGCCATAGGTCCAATCCTAGCATTTACTTCCTTTGCTAATTCACCTAACTCACCACCTTGTTGGGATAATGCATCGTTTACCAGCATGATTCTGGTATATAAATTATTATTATTTCTATTCAAATTATCAGATGCAAATGCCGATGCTATAGAGGATTTAACATTTCTTTTCATAATATCTTCTGCATCCCAAAGTAAATCATTATATTTGGCTTGCTCAATTCTAGCATTGTATGTGGCAGTTTTCACATCATTAAGCGCACTTATAGCCGGCTGAGATAATACACCCATTTCAGCTAGTTGGTCACCTGTAGTTCCTATTGAGTCAGCAAAAGAATTAGTTTGAGTAGTCAAATCTGCAATATCACGTCCGTAATCTTCTAGGAAAGAGATATCTTCGGACGTTAAATAAGATAAATTATCACCTGTTAATCTTATAGCATCAGACCACGCTTCCTGTTGTGATTTACCCTCTGTCAAACCCTTTTCATATATCCCCATAAATGTTCTTATATTTGATGCATGTTTCGGGTATCTATCCAAGAGATTTGAAAATTTTACATTTTCCGATATTACTTCACCTTGAGTAGATTGAAGTTTTACATATCCATCTATTAAATCTTTAGTGAGTAATCCAGATTTTGCCAACTCTTTAAATAATTTGCTTGTGGAAGAAACTTGTTTCTTTTGAATTTCATATAATTTATAGGTAACATCTAGCAAATCTTTTGTATTTTGAGCCATGTCCTTTTGTATTTTATTACGCTTTTTCTCCAAATTAGTTCCAGTAAATGAAGTTCTAATTGAACTGAATTTAGAATACATTGAAGTTAGCTGTGCAAAACCAGTTGATTGTAAATATACTAGATCATTAACAGCTTTCAGTCCATCAGCTGCCCTTTGTAAATCCTCTGGTAATTTTTCATATTCCTCTGACAGTTTAGAATTTGCATCAGCTAAGTCTGTACCCAAGTTTATTAAATCTTCAGATGCCTTTGCATAATCACGCGAATAATCTAAAATTTCACTCCTAAGTTCGGCTAAATCAGCTTCAGTCTTATTACCCTCTAATTCGGCGTCTACTAATTCCTGAACTTTACTACTCAAAGAAGAGTAAGCCTTATCTCTATTTTTTTGTGCATCTTCCACTTGAGATTCTAAGTCTTTCTGAGTTTTCAAATACTCTAGATATTTACTCTCTTTTGGGAAAAGAGATTCAAGAGATTTCTTTAATTTGTTACGCAATTCATACTGCTTCTCTTGGGTTTCATTTAACTTTTGAACTATTTCATCCTCACTCATAATTTGGGCTATATACTTGGCATGAGGTGAGATAGTCTCCTCAATTTCTTTCTTATTCTTAGCTCTGATATAAACTAATGCATCTTCCAAATCTTTTACTGAATCTTCTGAACTTCTTAATTCGTCAAGAATACCACGCATTTCGCGGAATTTCTTAACATTATCTTCAGCTACGGAAGTTCCTATTCCTAATTTAGCAAAGAAATCTTTAAGACCATTCTTTGCTTTTCGTAATGTAACACTTAAATCACCAAGTGAATATATCCAAGCTGCTATTGCACCCACAATTAATGAGACACCCATTGTCACTAAAGACTGAGTGGCTGCATATTCAGCAGCAGCAGCCTCAGCTAAGCGTATTTGAATAGTCAAAACTCTCCAGCCAATTACTAAAGATGCTATTACTATACCAGTAGCTGCCAGAGCTTTTTGTGTGTTGGATAATTTATCACCATAAATTGCTAATAAACTAATAGCAGATACAAGAAATGAAATAGTCAAAAATGAAGTATATTTTACAGCTTGACTCATTGCAACTAACCTTGTTGTTCCACTAGCAGCAACGGTGGAGAAAGTTTTGGTAGCTTTTGCTGCCCTCAATGCTACTATCGCTTGAAGTTTAGTTGCCATTACTGATTTCATTTGTATTATATAATAAGTACCCATTACACCGGCAAGCAATATTGTTCCTGCTTTCAAACCCTTCAATGATTTGTTTAATGCCTTAGACCTTTCAGATGCATTACTTGTGCTTATATCAAATCCAGTGAAAGCGCCAATTAATATCCCGACAACCGCAATTAGTCCCAAAAATCCACCACTTAGTGTAGATGTATGTACGACTAGTGACTCCATCATGGGAAGTATCATTTTAGAAACTGTATAAACAGTCACTAGTGAAGTAGCTAACATCATTGCTGATGAGGAAAAAGCATAAAACACCACTTTACCAATTTGAGAAGAAGATGTAAATGAATAGAGTGCTTGAATGAGATTAGCAAAGGGGGAGAGAAGGGATTGAAAAGTAGGAACCATAATATTCTTAATGGTTGCAGATAATCCAAGTATAGCAGGTTCGAACCCTTTGGAGATTTCAAGTGAAGCACCTTCGATTGCTGACTTTAGTAGTTTAAGTGCACCCCACATAGTTTTAAGCTGTTTTTCAGCAATATCTCTAGTTATGCCTTGTGCATGTTCTAGTTTATCAGTTAAATTAGCCACTTCATCGGCGTTATCAACTAGTATAACTGCACCTGTTGCTGATCGGGCTGATAAAACTTTAGCAGCCGTAGCAGCATCAAAACCTGCCTCTGCTAATTTCTTTAATATCTCTGCCAGAGAATGTGTTGATGGATCAACATCACGAAGAGTTAGTCCTAATTGAGCTAAAGTTCTTTCTGCCTTCTCAGTTGGGTCGAGTAATTTAAGTAGCGTCATACGAAGCATTTGACCAGCCTGAGAACCCTGAACTCCACGATTAATTAATATACCCAGTGCAGCAGCAGTTTCCTCAAGGCTTATCCCTAATGAACCAGCAACTGCACCTACATATTTCATACCTTCAGCCAAACTATCTGCTTTAGCTAAGGTACTGGTAATTGTCTTAGTGAGTGTATCAACCACACGCTGACTTTCTTGAATTCCTAAATTAAACTGCTTAAGCGCAACTATGACATATTGAGTTGCAGTTGCTAAATCTAGCTGCGTAGCTGCAGCATAATTCATTATTGGGAGTAAATCCTTTTCATATATATTAGTGACATCATAACCAGCAGATGCAAGTGTGTAAAATGAATTAGCAGCCTCATTTGCGGTAAATACTGTAGTTTTGGAGAGTGTGATGGATACATCCCGAATATGGCTTACAGCCCTTTCAAATTCATCGCCTAAGTAACCAGATACAGTAGCTGCGTTCACTGCTGCCCGCTGGAATGTAATTGATAAATCTATCATACTCTTCATAGCTCTAATGCTACCACCAACTAACTGAACGGCTATTGAGAAAGATAGATAGTGTTGCATCTGATAGGCAAATGCATCCATCTTTTTACCAGTACTCTTAGTAAAGAGACCAACATGCTTCTCAGCATTCTTTAAACCATCTTTCACACCCTTTGTAAGACCACCGCTAATCGTTTTGCCAGTTCCAGATATCGCTACAGCTGAACCTTTAGCAAATTGCAGTAACTGTTTTTGAGCTGACGCTAATGTAGGCCCTAGCAGATTACGGGCAGTGATATTAACGATTAGATTTCCTAGCAATACATCTGCCATATTAGGTTATGAAAAAATGAAAGTGAAAAATAATTGAAAATAAAAATAGAACATAATACAGACATTTTACCGTATCTTTCTAATTGCTGCCTTGGTGGGAGTCTTCGGTTTAGCTTGTTCCTGAAGTTCCATTTCATAAAATATACTCTCTTCAAGAAACTCAATTTGTCCTGGTCTAGTTCTTCTAATCTCGCCAACTTGATACGGTAATAACCCTAAAGTTTTACAAACCTCAAATTCAATTCTACCTAATTTTGTTTTAACGAAAGGATTTTAAATCCTCTGTACTCACCGTGGCTTCCCGTGTACCGGCTGAAAGGCTCGTTATAAATTTCATCTGAGTCTCAATCGTGGTAAATCTACTCCAGAAGTCAGTATCTAAGGATTTATCTACACAGTATTTCGCACACATTTCAGGGAGTTTCATATAGATATCCTCTATTTCTTTCACTTCATCCATGGTAAGATTCTCAACATCCAAATTAGATAGTTTTGTAAATTTGGAAAGTATTCCAAGTTGCTCCACAAAGTCTGCGTGACTCATCCTATGTGCTTTAATAAACCTTACCTTACCATTTATGAAGGCAATTGGGACATCTACAGTTGCTTCTAAAAAGTCCTTCTCTAACTCGTCTCTAGTGACATAGAGTTTCTCAAGTTTCTTTATATTATTTACATACTCCTTCTGGAGTTCTTTCTTTAATTCTTCCTCAGGAGATAATTTCTCTTCCTTCTCTTTCTTTTCTTCTACTTTCTTTTCAGAATTATCTTGTTTCGTCATTTTTAATTAGATTCCATTAAATTATACATTTATGTTGCTCCAGATATCCAACAATCAGCTGTTCCTATATTATATGGATCCATAACAGTGAAGTCAACTGAAGCAGTTGTAACTGTTGAACCATCACCTACTGATATATCATATCCTGTGACCTGCACGTTCTTGAAATAGAATGATATACCGCCATCTCCATTAAATGTATCACAAGTTGTGCCAGACATAGCCAATGTAGCTCCTTCTACTATAGATTCAAGTATAGGGCTGTGCAACATTTTAGCATGTGTTAGTGAACCCTCTATACTAAGTGGTCCCTGTGTAAAGTAGTTACCACCCTGACACATCAATGATTGTTCTATAACGTCTCTCTTTAAGCTGATGCTGAAGTCTGCAAATGCAAATCCTGAGCAACTACCAGTAGACGTGGAACCTGAAAGCCATACTTTTGCGTTTTGTCCTGTATATATAGATGCTGTCATTTTATCAACCTACTATTTACTAATTTCTACTTTAAACATAAATCTTATAGATCTTACAAATACATTTTCGGTATCATCATAAAGCGGTGGTAATCCACCAGCCTTCACAACACCAAAAAATCCACTTACTTTATTGTCAAAAATTGACTCTAATATGTCAGATATCTCAATTACTTCTTTTAAGCTATTTTTTGACTTAATATCAAACTGTATCATTAATATATCGTGTTTGTATGGGTGCTCATCCTGTTCCTCTATTGAACCAATGTAGTATCTGGAATCATCAGACACATTTAATATTACTATGCAGGGATACGTTAGTTCCCTATTTGGATATGAGATTACAATTGAGGAAGGCGAAACTTTAGTAGTTATAAGTGAATTATTAATAAGGATATTTCTAATTGATATTAAGGAACTCTCTATCATATTGAATATGGTGCAAAGAAATTCTTCATAAATTTAATACTCATTAACTGAAGTGTAGCCTCATGAATATCACTTCTAACTAACAGTGGGCCCATAAATGGCTGTGGATATTGTCCTTTAGTATACCATAGATATTCTGGGTAATTTTCATCCTTAATGTGCATTGGATACTTCGGTTTACCACGTGGTTTCGCTGTAATTAATGTTCTTGGTGGGCGTATAGGTAACGTTGCTAATTTATCAGCCGATGCGTCTACTCTTATTCCAGTACCAAATTCAACAAATGATGCATATGGTGCTGTATTAATTATTGAATACTTGAAGTCTCGTTTTAGACCCTCGACTTGCTCCACTTTGAATGAGTCCTTTAATGTGCCAGTCTTCATAGGTGCCATAGATTTTGCCATATTCATTAAATATTTAGCAGACTCACTGGTGCCCTCTTTAATACCACCAACTGATCTAGCGTATGCAATAACAAAATTCTTTAGCACTTTCTTAAGTGAAATCAGATCTACTTCATACATTATATCTTTTTAGCAATACATTCTATATGGTGAAGACTTGAAGCATCATAGTATTTCATAACCGCTTTTATCTGATATGTGTTAGTACCATCGTAGACTCGATCTCCTTCATCAATGTCAACTGTTGATTCAAATTGTATTCTATGTGTTGAATTCTCAAACATTCCACTAGACGCTTGAATTTCTTCTATCGATATTGGAGCTATTCTACATTTTACTCCTGTAGAGATTGATTCATATGAATCGTTAGAATAGTGACCAAATTCATCTAGTGTATCTGATTTGCGTAATATAGACACAGTGTCTTTGAGGAATGAAGAGAAAGTCATAATTAAAAATTCACCAAATCAATACTTTTCCATGTTCTGGAATGTGATTTTAGAATATCCATTGCCATTTTCTCGAAAGTTTGCTGTATAGTAAATGAATCTGGTGCTTTTTGAATTGATGTAAATGCATATTCATAGTCTGGAAATTTCTCTCGCACTTTATTAAGATATTTTTCAGCAGCAGCAGCAGTGTTTGCTAACTTAGAAGCTATAAGAAGCAAAGCTGCAGCTCTAGACCAATCTTCTCTTGGCACTGAATTACCACCATACCATCTATATTTGATATATTGCTCAACCACATATATTACCATCAATAAAGATGGTGAAGATATGACGGATGTTTCAAGATATGGTGAGAAGAAAGTCCTCACTTCGTCTTCAGACACTAAAGTTGGTGTATAACTCATTTTTAATTTTCAATTTAAAGGCACCATACGTGCACATAGAGGCGTTTTTGGTCTTAAGTGGTATATAACCATTCGGAAACTTCAAAAACGCGTCAGCGTTGAGTTTTGACGTGTTTAAACGCATTTTTCACGTGGGTCACTAATCGAATTCTGGAAATGCTTTTGAAATACTTATTGACTTGGGTGCTGAATCTGATAGGGCTTCAACTTCAATTATGAAGAAATTTGGGTTTGTCTTTCCACCACCTTGGGGAAAAGAAACATCGAGTTCCTCTAATTCATCATCTGTAAAGAGGCGTCTATCACGCAAAGCTGATATCCTATCATTCTCGTAATCCTCTGTCATCCAATAGTTATCTCCTCTTCCGAATAGCACCATAGTAAAGGTAAAACATAAAACATAAATGTAAACATTAAGTTTGTTGACTAATCAAGTTTAACCTGTTTCTGTCTTTATTCTTGAGCCTGCATCTGAATGTATGATTCCAACACCGTATCTCATTGTAGCAAATGCACCAGTCAAATCGTGTATTACGTCATCATAGTTCTTCATTGATATATCACGTCTTATAGCAAGAATTGCAGCTTCCTCTGGGTCAAGTATCAAACCATAGAAATTATTTGCTGATTCAGCTGAACCTGTCCAAACTTGTGTTCCAGTTGTAGTAACAGAAAGTGAATGAGGTGTAAGACCAACTACTTTTGGTATCTGACCAGTTTCCAGTGTTTTATTCTGTCCTGCATATGCCACGTAGAGCAAATTCGTATCCTGCAGAAGTTGCGCCTCGGCTATAGGATGAAGTATTACATCTGTTGGCATATACATATCAGATTTAATCAATCCGCGGCCCTTTGCAAGGTCAGCTACTGTCAAACCAGTAGAGGTTGGTGTAAGGTCATTACTGTCCATCCCACCAAGCAGAGTTTCAAGTGCATCACGATTAAGTTTATTTTCGATTCTGCGTCCACCTTTCTTGATTTCCATAGCTACAACATCCCAAAGACCATCCTCAACCAGTTCGTTTGATACAAGTGCACCAGTTCCTACTTTGCCTATGGATATATCAACATGTGTGTAATCCTGTTCAATATTTGGTATATCACCACCCTCTGCAAGGTCATATGCATATCCACCACTTTCACCTATTGTAACTCTAAGGGATGAAGATTTAGTATGAACCGTATTGAGAACATCTCTCATACATTTGAAAGGTTCTGCACCTTCATACAATTTCTTTAGCACTTCTTCCTGGATTAGAGTATCTTCCTGCAATGCTTCTGTCTGAAGCAGGTTTTTCTCTTCTATGCGTTTTACTATGTCTTCACCAACTGATCTTCGGAAAGATGGCTGTGAAAGCATCTTCCTTCGTCCATTAGCACCCTCACTAGCAAACTCAAGTAATTTTGCAAGTTTTCTATCTTCCATATTTATCACTCCTAACTTTTTATACATATATTTACAAACTTTAATAGCAGTTTTATATCAGCCAAATTCTTCCACTTCCCCAAGCTGATATATTATCTATTGCTATTCCACAAGGTCTAACACTCTGGGAAGACGGAGCTGTGGTACCAAGTGATACCGCGAAACCACCTATTGCACCACTCTGAGTTGGTCCTACAAGGTCACCACGTGTTATTGATCCGCTTGCTATTACATACACCATAGAACCAGGTGGGTATACTGAAACTTCCTCACCTGCAGCAGCATCATATGCAGCCACACCGAAAGCAACTTCACCAACACCAGCAGGTGCTACCTGTCTATCAGCACCAGATATTTTTACTATCTGACCAGCATAGACTGCAGAGTTAGCCGTCATGCTAATAGGTAATCCCTTTGCATAAACTCCAACTCCATCAACACTCAATGTATAATCATCAAACGATGCCATTTTTCCTCTTCTTTATATTATTTAACTTCTGTAACGTATTTATTCATCAAAATACAGTTCTCCACGTTCATGGATTATTACACTTTCTTCTATTTGTTCTTCTTCATCTGCAGATTTTTGGACTGTTACTGGTTCTGGAACATCTTCTGTACTCTCAGACTTCTCATCCGTCTGGACATCTTCCTTATCATTATCGTTTTCCTCAGGTTCTGGTTCGGGTTCAGATTTTAATGTTTCTAAAGCATCCATTATTGAATTCAATGTTGACTTCATATCATTAAGTAAGTCGCTAATCTCTGTATTAGTATCACCCTCAGATTCTGATTTCTCTTCCGTTGTATCATTCGCCTCTTCCTCATTTTCCTGACTCTTATTCTCTGTAAGTTTGGATGTAATTCCCTCTTTGAATTTATTAAATTCTTCACTCAAAGCATCAATTGACTTTGCTACGAAATTAGCCCACTGTGATAAGTCCTCAGTTACTTCCTCATCAGCATTTGCTGATTTTGGTATTGGATATTTACCCGTTGGTTTCTCTGGTAAAGGATATTTATCTGGATAGGGTTCTTCGATTGGCTTGTCAGGTAATGGATATTTTGAAGCTTTAGTTTCCTTCCAAGCTTCAGCAGCTTCCTTGATTGTGGCACCAGGATGTTCCTTTATGTATTTTTTGATAAAATCTGTGTACTCTGACTTCTCATCTTCGTTCAAATCATCTACATTATCTTTCTCATCAGTCATTTTATTTACCTTATTATCACATTCGCATTTACTCGACATACTTTTTGAAATTACATCAAATTTAGAAAGTTCATTAATTCCTTCCGAACATATACTTACTTCTAGGATATTGAGATTCTTCACCTCTTTCCAACATGAAACTCCATCACACTCTACCTCAACCCATTGGGGAAGAAATTCGTAAGAAATGGAGAATGAAAGTAATTCACCTTCAAGAATCTTTTCCCAAACTTTGTTAGCTATTATAGTATCTTGCCTAAGTTCGCAAACTATATATAAACCATTTTCATCGATATGAGTTTTATATTTACCGTAACCCTCAATAATGTTTCCTACTTTTGCATTAGTATGTTCGTACATTACTGATGCATATCGTTCATCTGATAAAAGTGTTTTAACTCCTTTCTCTAGCGCTTCAATTGGTATTCTATCTCCATCACTATCAATTATTGGTGTGCTGGCATACCCGCCTATTATCCTTCTCGAAGATTTACTTTTACTTATAATTTGAAGATTATTACTAGTATCTGGCTTAGTCATTAAGACTTTCTGTGGGTTATCTATCGGTTCTAATCTTAATTCATAAAGTGGATAATAACTAGTAAAAGGAGATATTCCATCCTCTGTATGATGAATATGAACTACCCTATCAACTTCATCATAGGGAATGTTATATAATTTTGAAAACATTCTGTATAACCTGAAATATATTGCCTCCAATTGCCTTTCAGAGTATTCACCACTGACAACTATATCTATATCATTCGCAGATGCGTCATTAGTAGCACAACTACCAACTAGAAAAATTGCTGGTTTTTGAATAGATATAGGTTTTAAATTTTCAATAATATCTTTGGAAGTATATTTAACTTCGCCATCTGTTGCTGGCGGACAATCTGCATATTGTTCTTCCAGATATTTTGTTAAATCAATTATATCGTGTTTCATATTACAATTTATGTTGAAATACATAATATATAAATGCGGTTGCAAATGCTGAAAGTAACCACATTATTATCTTAACTTTAGTTTCTAAACTTGAAATTCTACTTTCTAATTCAGTAGCCAGACCATCTCTACCAAATACATCATCACGTAGTGAATCAGTTTCAAGTCTTAACATATCCTGATTCTTATTTAGCATCTCCTGTCCTTTGATTAATCTACCCAATAACTCCATTACATCACTCATACTTTGCTAGCAATCTTTACTTTTCAATTCTTAGTGTTTTTCACTTTGTTCTCAATAATACGATGATATAATTTCCATGTACCTTTGAGATATTCGTCAAACCCGTTCATATGATTCTTCATTAAAATCCAACTAACATCTACATACCTAAAGATTCTTTGTAGCGTTTTATACTCTCTTTTCTATTCTCATCCTTTCCATTATATTTTACGGACTTAGATGGAATTAACCAATGAGCACCCAAGTCGCTATGTAGAATGGGGTCCAATGGCTTCTTTTCATTTGTTGACTTCCAAAATTCATAATGGGTTCTCCCATCAGAATCTTTAAACCAGCGAATATTAAATTTACCATCAAGTAAATCATCATTTGCTTTTTCTTTGTAAAAGAAGTATTCTTTAAAATCTTCGCGAGTTACACCTTCTGAAACTTTTCCGGTCCAGATTAACATCATATAGGAATAGGTATATTTTGTGGAACCAACTGAATTTGGTTCAATCCAAAATGATAATCCATTTTTTCTACCTATATCTAATGATTCAGCTAGTTTGGCTCCTTCTTCATCTATTGATGGTTCTTTAAGTTTGGATTTAAACATATATTCTGATGGTGGTTCACCAGAAGGTTTGGAGACAGCCATACTGTGGGCGATATTCATTACACCACCTTTCGTCTCTCTTTTTTCACCTTTAAATGTCTTAATCATATTTTGAATTGAGTCCTCAGTTATTACTATTTGTACCCATTTCGGTAACCCTTCAAAATTTAATCTGATATCTGAATGTACAGACTGACCCACTAATGCTTCCCATAACTTTATTTTACCTTCCTTAAAAGCCTTATATTTCTCTGGTTCAATACCTCTAAAATGTAATTGCGCAAATGCATTTAATTTACCATTTTTAGTGTCTTTTCTATCTACATAAAATATATCAGGTAGTGGTTTTAAATCTTCTGCCAATTCATCGTATATTTCTTCAGGTATTTTATGTTTATTCTTTACTAAATCCCATACAAATTCTTTGGTGAATTCGGTTTTAGATTTGAAAGCATTTTGGCGTGCATGAATTGCTTTTCCTTGATCCCAGGCTTTATTATATGCCCATTCTCTCTCCTTCTTGTTTCCGGGTGTATAATAGTATTTTTTACCATGTTCGCCCCATCTATACCAACCCATTCTTTCTTCATCTACTATTTCATAACCTTGTGTAATAGGTTTTCCATGAATTATTTCCTCTTCACTATTTGACTTCAAATCATTGAGTGTTTCAGATATCTGTTTAAGTTTATCAATTGGAATTCTCATGGGTTCGAGATTAGATAATTTATACAATACGTGGGGTGAATCTGAAACATTTTTTTCAGGAACAGGTTCCAAAAATGTGCAGATATAAGTCCCATATCTTGGAAATTGTGGATCTTTCTCGTTATCATATCTCAATACTTCTTCACACGCAAATCTAGCAATTGAATTAATATCAAGTTTTGCATTTGTATTATCAGATTTTCCGGTAATCATAAAGAATTTAGTGTTATTGTCATCTAAATACTCTCTGCATTCCTTCCCGGTAATTAACTTGTTATTCTTGAGTGTTCCAACTGAACCATACCAATCCTTGGTAGTAAAGAAAAGAAGAGATTTAGCATAATCATGATTAATATCGATTGCTAATTTATAATTAAATGTATCATCTGACCCTTTTACATTTTTCTTATCTACAATTCTAAAATCAACTTCATGAAGTAATTTAGCTTTAGCCCATGATTTTACCTGAGATTCTGTTCTAGTTCCATCTAGTGTCTTAATCATTATCCCTTCAGATGTGAAGAATTTGGGTCTTTTACCTTTATTATTAACTATATTCTCCCTTGCCTTCTCGACTTCCTTTTTGTTTCCTCCATCCACAATGTAGGAATCAGCAGATGAATTGAGGGAGGTTGAAAATTTATCAATCCAAATATGTTTGGATGGTTTGATTTGTTGCAGAAATTCTAAACGTTCTTTAAGTGGTAACTTCTCCACATTTAATCCTTTCCAATAAACTACATCGAAGCACCAAATTATTGCATAATTTTCTAGCTCCTCACCACTCACATTTGAGTTTAAAAGTGAATTGGTAATAGTACGATGTAACATCTGCTTACCATCAGGATGAATGGATAAAAATTCACCGTCTAATATCGTATTATCTGGTAGTATTTTCTCTAATTCATTTATAATTCCTGGAATTCTATTTGAGACATTTGGGCTTTTGTCTTTCACGTCATCAGGATCTACGTAAGCGAATCCGTTACCGTTTATTTTTCCGACCGACATTCTTAATCCATCGGCTTTCGTATCTATTAGAACACTCTTATTATCCCATCCAATTTTTTTCATTTCATCGTATACTGTAGACCACATGAATCTATAATATGGCTTTCTTTCACTATACCAACCTGGTTTTAGAGATTTCGTATCCAAATATAGCGGGAGTTCCCATTGTTTATCTATTATATGTGTTAATGCGTTATCTGATATATATTCCCATGAGTTAATTTTAATTGCTGTCTTAGTGGCTTTAAATGGATAATAAATCCCTTCATCACCAGAAATTCCTATAAATGGTATATTTAATTTTTTTAATTTACCACCACAAATTTCGCAGGTATCTATCTTGTTCTTTGAATAAAACAGTGATTTACAATCTCTACAAATATAATTTGGAGTATTTTTAATATGGTTCTTAACCCAATCTACTGCAGATTTCTTGGTCCATAGTTCCTTATCGAATGCCACTGAAAATATAGATTCCTTCTCTCCATCACAAGACACAAGTAATTTAATACCAAGAGTATTATCATATGTAGTCCATCTTGGAATGTTCAAATCATTGGAGTCTCTAATATCTATAATATAATAGTCCATCATTTTATCTTGGCATCTTTACATGCTGTAAATTCTGTTGGTACTATTGACACTCCATAAAATTCTATATACTCTACTCTCGGCATATCTAATTTAAAATCCCATACATCTTGTGTTCCTATTTCTACTGAGAGTCCATTTATAGTATTATTATCTATTAAAGCAACTATGTCTTTAGCTATGGATGTATCAAGATTTATATATAAATCACCCACAACGGCGTTCTTTTGTTCATCCCAGTGTTGGTTTTTTACTTCACCAATTCTATATAGTACGTTCCTGTAATCATGATTTATATCAATATAATTTGTAATGACATTACCAGCATATTTCTTCAGTACTTCCCTTGGATAGTAATTATACATATTGGATGTTGAATCTGCCCACGTGCCAGGTGTGAGTAATACAGCATTTTTATAAATTCTCTGCTTGGATTTATTTATAATATTGGGGAAGGTTGGATTATGAACGGTAATTGGTATAGTTTGTTTTAATTTAGGTGCGTATCCACTATTTATTATATCTTCAGTAATATAA